GGTGGCCAAGTATGACAAGTTGATCAAGGCCGGCGCCCTGACCAAGGACGTATTGGCCGCCCTGGACCGCCACAGCGCCGCCTGGCATGCCGTGCGCAAACGTGATGAGGCACAGGCCTGGGAGGCTGGAAAAGCCCGCGATATCGGCACTGCAAACAGCAAGCCGCATTTCATCAGCGCAAAAGAGGCCCTGACACCGGCCGGCGCCATCAAGTCCGACGCAAAGAACAGCAAAGCAGACTCCGCGATCTGGTACTACCAGGGCGACGTGGGGCACCTGGCATTCACCGCCGGCGTGACGATCGGCGGGCAAAAGGACGCTGGCGCCGATCGCGCGGCGCACATCCTGGAGCGCCTACGCGCAGCCAAAGCACAGGGGTACCGCCTGGTGAACTACCGGGCAGGCAGCCTGGGCACCGTGTGGGTTCTGACCACAGCCGACGGTAAGGGCTTTTTGACCCGCGCGGGCTTTGAGGAAATGGTAAACCCCGTGTTTGCCCGTCCCGACATGCCTGAATCAGCCCCAGGCTTTGAAAGCATGCAGGCGCAACAGATTGCGCTGGCCAAGGGGTTCTTGGGTTGGCTCGATACCCTTGCCTACGACCAGCGACACAACCAGGGCGTGGTAGCGCGCAAGATCACCAGCACCCGGATCGGCCAATGGCTGCGCATGACATCCGACGGCCTGGGGCAGTACATCCAGTATGTGAGCGCCGACAACCAATACGGCATCCGCATCCAGGGCGCTGACTTCGACGCTATGGTCACCGAAGCACGAAAGCTGGCGGTGATGCCAGAGATTGAGCCAGAAGCGCCGTCGGTACCGGAGGCGAGTGGCCTGACTGCCAAGGGAAACCCGCTGATTGATGAGGCCGTGTTGGCAGACCTGGGGCTGATTCGTGAAGTGTTCGGCCGCTGGAAATACCGCTATGCCGTCGGGGCCCCGGAATTGTTCGCCACGACCAAGGAAGGCGCGATTGAGCAGGGCAGCGATGCCTATGCCAAGGCCGACCCTTCGGAGCTTCTGACCAAGGAGCAGCGGTGGGAGAAGTCGAACGCTGATTTCTACGCCGAATTTGATGCGCGTTACGGAAAAATGAGCATCGAGCAGGTGCGCGCAATCATGGAAGCGGCCAAGCCTGACCCGGTAAGCCATGCCGCCGCGGTTCTACGCGAGTTCAACGGAGGCGGCCGCCGTACCGGCCCCGCCGTGGCGACTCAAGGGGCGCGCGAAGGCGCCGAGCTGGCGCGCCAACTGGAGCGCTACCTGGCCGAGCGTGAAGCCAAAGAGGGCGCCGGTACCGAGGTTGCTGACCCGGATGCACCGAAGCCTGTAGAGGGTGAGACACCGCCGGCGGCGCCCGCCCCCGATATCGTTGAGTACACCACCAAAAAGGGCAAAGTCCTGCGCGGCATCATCCGCACGGATATGACCCTTGAACAGGCGAAGGCGATCGATCCCTACACCTGGAAGATGAACGGCGGCTATTTCATCCGGGAAAAGCACCTGGGCGAAGAAACCAGCCATATCCAGGCCGCGCCGGCGCCGGTGGTGTTGACTGCCGAGCAGCAAGCCGAAGCGGTGGCCACCGCCCAGCGCCAGGCCGAGCAGCGCGCAAAAGAGGCCCTGGCCACACAGGTGGAGAAACTGCGCCAGGTGGCGAACAAGGCCATTGATAGCGCGGATGCAAGCCTGAACTCCGATCGCAAGACCAATACGTCGAAGCGAGCACGCGAAGCCGGCTATGCGATCGAGAAAGCGAGCGCCGACAAGGCCGCCGCGCAAACCCTCAACCGCCTGGCTGATTCGATCGAGGCCGGCGCCGGTGGCCTGCTGGCAAAACTCTCGAGTCGTGCCCAGCTCGATGAACTGCTGAGGATCATGCGCCGCGCGATGACCGACGCTGATAGCAAGTTGGCTTATGGCGATCAGCTGAGCCGCCGCGGGCGCCCGTTTGATGACAACGACCTGAAGTTTGTGACCTATCCGCGCCCCGAGGCCTGGAGCAACCGCTACGCCAATGCGGCGAAGACGCTGGCCACCAAGTCTGCCAAGGGCAACAGCCGATTGATTGCGGCCCTGGCCAAGCTGGGGAACGGCCGCGAACGCTTCACCCTGGACGATGCTGCGATTGCCCTGACGCGCAAAGGGTATGCTGAACTGAAAAAGGTCAAAGAGGGCTGGGATCTGGTGGACCCGATCGAGGCGATCGGGCGGGCGGATCGGCTGGCGCGCATGGGCATCACCGATCGCGCGACCCTGGAAGCGGCGATTCAAGAGCTGATTCCCCACCTGGTGGAGAAAGCCCAAGAAGATCCGGTGAAGAAGGCCGAGCGCGCCATCATTGGCCAGAAGGTCGGCATCGACTTTTTCCCAACGCCTGCGCACGTCGCTCAGCGTATGGCCCGCATGGCCAATATCCGGGAAGGCATGCGCGTACTGGAGCCAAGTGCCGGCAACGGCAACCTGGCGGACGCTGCAAAGGCTGAAGGCGCCCAGGTAGACGTGATCGAGATTTCCAGTCAGTTGCGCGACATCCTTACAGCCAAGGGCTACACGGTGGTGGACCACGATTTTGACGGCTTCACGCCTGAAAAACCGTATGACGCCATCCTGATGAACCCACCATTCAGCCAGCGCCGTGACGCGGCACACATCATGCGCGCCTTCGACATGCTGGCCAGCGGCGGCACCCTGGTGGCGATCGCCGGGGAGGGGGTTTTCTTCGGCAGCGACCAAAAAGCGGTGGCATTCAGGGAATGGCTGGACACCCATGAAGCTGACGTGGAAGCGCTGGACGGTGGCACCTTCAAGGACAACGCACTGCTGGCGCAAACCAGTGCAAACGCCCGCTTGATCATGCTCCGCAAATAGCGAAAACGGCGCAAACCCCCTGAAAAATGGGGGTTTTCTGGCCCTTACCATCATTGCTGAAACGACACGGGCGCAGCCCATCATCAGCTATGAAGGTAAAGCAATGTCCAAATATACTTACGCGCCAGATTCCGGCTTGCAGGATACGGAATACAAGGTGGCGGCCCTGGCGGGCGCCGTCCGTGACAGCAGCGGCAACATGCTCGACAGCGCCAACGCGCAGTCGGTTGACGTGATCAAAAACGCCGTTTCCGACGCCAAAAACCTGCTGCCTGAGCGCATGGTCGCCTTGATGGATCTCATCGAGTCGGATAAGCACAAGGCCCTGGCGGTTTCCAGCCTGCTGGACGGTATCGCTGAATTCCGCGCTGAGCACGGTTTTGACCCGTCCGCCGACATGATCGACGCGGCAGTTTCCCAGGCTTTCAACGTCGCTGATGGCTCCAGCACTCTGGTCCTGCCTGACGGTTACACCCTGGACAGCGTGAGCTCCAACAACGCATCCGCCACCCTGGCGCACCAGCCGAACCGTATTGCGATCGCCATCACCGGCGCGCTCTCGGAAGCCATCCCGTTTGGTGCCTACCTGCCTTCTGACCTGAAGTCCAACGAATCGCGCCTGGCGATCATCAGCGCTATCGCCGGTTCCACCTTCGGTGCGTACAAGGCTGGCGACATCCTGGACGGTACCGCCGGTGGCCAGGTTTACACCCGTTCCGAACGTATGGTGGGCGTCACCATGGCTGGCGACCGCTTGACCGCTACGTTCAAGATTACCGCCCGCACCGGCGGCCTGGGCGATGCGGTCCCACTGCTGCGCAACCGCACCGCGGTGATGATCGACGGCTTCCCGAGCGGTATGGAGCAATCCAGCGACAGCGGTACCGCAACCTCGCTGATTTCTGGCCAGGTTGTTATCGGCGGCTCCGATTTCGTCATCACCGGTCAAGTGAACGTGGAAACCGGCGTGGGTTCGCTGGCATTCAACCCAGCGCTTCCGGCTGGCACGCTCGTTGAAGTACAGGCGTTCATCGACTTCGAGAAGAAGCCCGATCTGATCCCTGCGATCAACACCATCGCCCGTAGCTTCAAGCTGTACTGCTCGGCCAGCCGCGTGATGATGAGCGTCACCCCGGACAGCCGCAGCCAGACCCAGGCGGAATTGGGCGCTGATGGCCTGACCATTGCCACCCAGGCCGCCCGCACCCAGGCCGCGAACGAGCGCTACATTCTTGCGCTGCGTAAAGCGAAGGGCATGGCCCGCCGCACCAGCCGCGAATACGACTTCGATGCCGATCGCCAGTTGGTGGAAAAGACCCGCGCGATGATCTGGCGCGACTTCGGCTCGTTCATGGCTCGCGTTGACCAGGAAGTGGCCAACCAGACCATGGAATACGGCCTGGAGATGATGTACGTGGGCGACATTGGTATGTCGCAGTTCCTGTCCATGGACAACACCGACTTCGTGCCGTCTGGCGTTGCTTCGCGTCCTGGCATCTACCGTCTGGGCAAGTACAAAGGCAAGTACGACGTGTACTACGACCCGTATGTGGTCGAAGAAACCGAAAACGAAATCGAGATTCTGTGCATCGGCCGTTCGCCGCAGGTTGCACGTAACCCGATCGTCATGTCGGACGCCGTACCGCAAACCCTGATCCCGCTGGCGATCAACAAGGATCTGGTGAGCGGCGCCGCGCTGTACTCCCGTTCGCTGACTGAAGTGAACCCGCACCTGCAATCGGCTATCGGTTGCGCCCTGATCAAAGTCACCAACATCTACGCCCTGTCGGCGTAAGGAGCGGTTATGGCTGCTGCGAAAGGTACTACCAAGGCGAAAGCCGCGGCTGAATCGGGCGCAGCGTCCGGCACCACCAAAGAAAACGGCGCTTCGGCGCCGTCTTCCTTGGCGACTGGTGTGGCTGGCGCGCTGCCGGCCGGGGACGCTGCAAGTGGTAATGGCGAAGTAACAGGGGGCGGTGATGACAAAGGCGGATCGAGCGCCGGCGTGGTTCTGGCGCCTGGCAATGATGGCGCTGTGGGTGCTGGCGATGGTGCTTCTGGTGACGATAGTGCCGCCGTATCTGGCGCTGGTGCTGCCGGCGATCAAGGCGCTGCTGACGGTGCTGGCGGCCCTGATGGCAGTGGCGGTGGTGCTGGTGATTTGCCTGGTCCTGGTGGCAGTGGCGGCACTGGCGATGGCCAGTCGCTGACAGGCGCCGACGGCGATGCCCTGGCAGCTCAAGCGGCCGCCCTGGCCCTGTCTGCAGGTGGCGTGGGTGATGCCTTGCTGGCGCTGCTGAATGCAGACGAAAGCGAGCAAACCCCCTCCGAAAACGGCCCTGCTGAGCCTGTAATTTCCACTGCATGGGAAATGCCTGAAATCGGCACTTTCCCGGCGCATATCACCCTTTCAAACAATACCCCGAGCCGCGTAGCGGTGCTGAAGGTTCGGCTTGAGCCCTACGCCAGCGTAGACGGTTCGATTGATGAAGAAGGCTATGCGCGCCTCCGCAAGTCCTTGGCAAGCCACGCACGCCTGGGCAAGTGGGACAACCTCTTAGGCGTACAGGTGAAGCATGACAGTAAAGATTAACCGCAACAGCGGTGACGCTCCCCGTGAAGTGGTGGAAAAGCTGGTGGCCGGCCAGGCCTACCCGTTTCAGGTAACCCTGAAGCACTGCAACACCTTCCCGCTGGTGGTTCCGTCCACCGGCTCTCCGGACGTGATCGCGCCAGGTGCTGAAACCCCGGTGCGAGTTCGCAACTTTGCCCAGGCCTGGGCGCTGGTAACCGACTTGGCCCAACTGGCGAGCAACGCCAACAACGATGCCGACGATTACGCCGTTATTACACCGGCGATCACCCCAAAAACGAAGGCACGCAAACCGGCCACCGCTGGTGATGTCTCTGAAGCCCAGGAGGGCGTGTAAATGACCATTCCTTTTTCCCGTACCGTCGGTAAGCGTTCTGGCGTACAGCTCAATCGCATCAGCGATAAGTCTGAGCAACCGAGCGTAAGCACCGTTGCGCACAACATGGCCATTGCCGGCCGTTTTGGCCGCGGCCGCATCGACAAGGTGTTTGCCGTCAGCCGCGGCAAAGAGGCCCGTTTGCTGGGCGCGCCAACGTCGCTGGCCGTGAGCAAGCTGGGCGAAGCCTACGTGCACATTTACGAGGCCCTGAAGAAAGGCACCGTGCAGGCAATCGTTTCGCGTCTGGTCGGTGACGATGCCGAAAACAAATTGATGGTGGCCAGCAACGTCGCAACCGGCGCTGAAGGTGGTGCAGTCTGGGCCCTGGTTGATCCCGACGTGGGCGCAACCGGTGGCTTCCTGATCGCTATCAAGCACCTGGAGTGCTTCTCGGACGGTGTGAAGGCCGAAATTCACGCCAATGTCGCCCTGGATAACCTGGGCGTGCAGATCCCGTCGAAAATCATCGTGCTGCAGCTGCGCGACGTGGTGACCAATGAGCTCGTTCTGGGCCCGTACCAAGGTTCCCTGGACCCAAGCGCCACCGACGAATTTGGCCAAAGCGCCTTCATCGGTGACATCGTTGCCCAGTCCACCGACATGCTCGAAGTCGTCGAGGTGGCTGAAGACGCCGCGGTGCCGGTGGATTGCGTGTTCTACGGCAAGAAGGACAACAAGGATGTTTTCGCGTCCTCGACCCTGAACTACTTCACCGAAGGCGATACCGTCTACTCCAACGCGGAACTGGATAAGGCGATCGATCGCCTGCGCCGTTCGCGCCCATCGTTCACCTACATCTGTGGCGGTGGCACCGAAAACATCGCGCTGCTTTCCCGCCTGCTGGGCTTGGGCGATTCGATCAACAAGCAAGTGGTGTGGGACATTCCTGGTCACCTGTCGCCTCAAGGCGCCGTCACCTTCTACGCCTCCGTAGGCGGTGCCACCAACAGTTTGTACAGCCAGGCCTACTGGGCGCCGATCAGCGCCAACAACCCGGTTATTGGCGGCAAGGCCATCATGGGCACCTCTGGCCAGCAGATCGGCTACCGCTGTGCTCGTAACGCCCAGACCAACGCCAAAGGCATCGCGCCGCGTAACTACCCGATCGCTGGCAGCGACTACGCGCTGGATCGCGTGAACATGACCCAGGTATACGAGCCGGACGAGGAAACCGAGCTGGAAGACCTGGCGGGTAGCCGTATCAATCCGGTGATCTTCAAGGATTACCCGAGCGGCCCGAAATACGCCTGGGTTGACTCGCTCACCGGCGCGCAGACCGAAGGCGCCAGCAAGCTGATCAACGTCACCGAAATGGCCACCTACGTGGACGACACCATGGCTGCAGCCGCGCAGGAAGCGCTGCAGAAGCCAATGAGCAAGGCGATCGAGGAAATGAGCAAGTTCGCCGCTACCTTCTTGCCAGCCCTTCAGTCGGCCGGTTGGTTACAGGCCAGCAAGGAGCTGGAAGGGGCTTGCTACCAGGCGACGTTCCAGGCGAACGAAGCGCAGCCATTCGAAAAAATGAACATCCGCACTGCGATCTGCTACGACGGCACCAACCGCGTCACCGTCATGCAGCAAGACATCGTTCGCGTTTAAGGGGAGCACCATGAAAAGTTTGTACCGTAATGTTCTGGCCACCAACGTGGCGCTGGCATTGGCACTCACTCCGGCAGTGTCGATTGTGCCAGAGAAGCCGCCAGGCAATGGCAACATGCTCGATGACACCAAAAACGGTGGCGGCGAGAACGAAGGCCCTGGTTTCGTCATTACCGACGAAATGCGCCAGGAAGCCGCCGGTATTGTGGCCGAGTGGGCTGATTCGGAGCTGGAAACGGGTGAAGGCTATGCCGATCGCCTGTACGCCCTGATCGTTGGCGCCGCGGGTGGCGGTGATGACGATGAGGATCTGACCGACGATCAGGCCCAATACGCCGCCATCCTGGCCGAACTGGTGGGCGACTACCTGGAAGGCAAGAAGATCCCGGAAGACGACGTGGATACCCTGCTGGGCGGTGACCTGGAGGACAACGACCTGGCCGCTCGAATCCATGACGTGCTGCTGGACAGCATGCCGCAAGGCGATGACGCCATGATGGACGACACTGAAAAGTTCGTTCTGGGCGAGAGCGACGACGCCATGCTCGATGCCACCTACAAAAAGGTGATGGCCATCCGCGCCGGTAAGAAGGTTCGCATCAAGAAGCGCATCGCCGGCCGGGTTCGCCTGACCGCCGCGCAGAAAGGCGCCGTGCGCAAGATGCAGCGCAAAGCCTTCTCCGGTGCCGCGAAGATGAAGCGTGCCCGCTCGATGCGCATGCACCGCAAGATGATCGGCGCATAACCCATGGTTGATTTTAGCGTTGATGGACTGGGCAAGACCGTAGGGGCATCCATCAAGGGTGTGACCGGCACGGCGGTCGGGAGTACGTCCAACAAATTGCTAGGATCAGCCGCATCCTTCGTAGGCAAGGCCGGTGGCGGTGTCGTCACCGGCGCCATTGATATGGGCGTGCAGACGCTTGATGACTTTGTGGGTGGCAGTGACAACCGCAAGGCCATTGAGGGTGGCATCAGCACGGTAACCGGCACCGTCAAAGACCTGTTCACGGGTAAGACCACCGTGTCGGAGGTGATGGGGCAAATCAGTGGCAAGGTTGAGTCATTGGTGGGTGGGGATGACCCTGTTGGCAAGATCGGCAACGTGCTGGGCGGTGCTGGCGGCCTGATGGGCCTCAAGCCGCTCAACAACGACCTGGGCGGTGACTGGGGCAACCTGTCGCCGTTGCTGTTGGCGCGTGTGTTCGTGTGCGATTCCAAGGGCGTGGCCGACATGCAGGAATTTGCCGGTGTTTACGGCGCCATGACTGAGGGCAGCATCAGCATCCAGCAGAACTGGCAATCACCGTTTGAGAACACTGGACCGGAAACCAAAGCGCCGGCACTCGCTGGCATGTTGCAATCTGGTGCCGCGATACCGGTGCTTAACGCCCTGCAGGCGGTCAACCCGCTCAAGGACGGCGTGGTGTCGGACACACTCAATGCCAGCTCTGACAAGCTCAAGAGTGTTATGCGCAGCTTGGAAGGGCGCACTGGTATCACCAAGCTCAACAGTCGCCAGGTGTTTTCAGGGATGCCACCGGTGAAGTTCACCGCAACCATCCGGTTCCGGGCGATCGCTAATGCTCAGAAGGAAGTCATGGCGCCCCTGGCCAGGCTTTTGGAATGGACTTTCCCCCAGCAATTGGCGGAAGACGGCATTCTGTCTGAGGTGTTGCAAACCACGCAGGATATCGACTCGTTCATTAAGGCGCTGTTTCCGTCCACGGCCCCGAAACTAGTGGGGCTGACCTATGGAGGCAGCACTTATTCGGCTGTGGTGATTGAGAACGTGGATTACCCCCTGGACTCCCCAAAGGACGCAAATGGCAATTTCATCGACCTGCCGGTGCAGGTGGCATTCGCCACCCTGACGGCCCTGGACCGGCCTGATATCCAGCGCTGGTTTAACCGCCGATAACGTGCAAACCCCCTGAAAATCGGGGGTTTTTTGCGTGTGACGATGGCCCTTGTTTGTTCAGCATACAGAGGGTTATCGCATGACCGTTTCCAGCATGGCGGTATTGAGCCGCACGTTTCAAAACACCAACGACATTGGCGCCAAGGCAGTCCAATCGGACGCCACCCTGGTGATCAAGGGTTACGAAGACACCTACCTGCTGCTAAAGCAGTTCCCCTGGCCCGTAGCGACCGTCACCGACGTGATCGAGTACTTCGGCCCGGTGGGCCAGAAGATGGTGCAGCCGCAACAGAACAAGACCAAGCAAGAAGGTCCGTTCACCATCTACGAAACCGTGGGCAACCACGCGGGCGAGTTCCTGAAGAACCTCATCGCTCAAGGTGGCGAGTTCGACGCTACCGTGTACGCCGGTCGCCCTGACGACTACAAGCGTAAAGAAGACCTCAAGAAGTGCATCCTGGTGGCGGATACCCCTGATCGTGACTGGGAGAACGACACCTCTCCATTGATGATCAGCGGCACCATGCACTACCACTGGTTTGCGAACCAGTAACCATGAAGATCAGCCAATTAGTAGCCCAGTTTTTTGCCGTGCTGCCGATTGGCTGCGTGCTGGAAGAAGACCAGGTAACCCGCAATTTGCGTGGCGCTGTGCGCGCCTATTGCGGGTACCGACGCCTTACCAACTCGCAGCCTGCAGACGGCATCCATACGCCGATCGACGAGCAGGCCGCCGCGACCGATGCCCAGGACTTCGATCTAACCGCCAGTGAGCTGGCGTTGATCGAACCCCTCTGGCACCTGAAAAACGACCGGGAGAACGCCACCGCGTTCGAAGCATCCCGCAGCCAGGGCGCCGAACCGTTCGGCAAGTCTGTGGCCGAGTGTGATGCCGCGATCGAGCAGTACCTACGGGATTTGCCGGCCAAAGCATTCAGCTTTGAAGTGAGGTCGATCTAATGGGCAACATCTTCGAGCGCATGGCCTTCCAGGGCCTGGAGAGCATCACGCCCAAGCTGGGATTGAGCAGCAAGGCACTCAAATACACGTCAGCCGCCCGCGACCTGCTGGGCGGCAATCTCTCAGGCGCTTCCAACAAGCTGATGGATTCCGTGTTTGGCCGCAGCAGCCGCTTTTCCGATGGTGGCAACATCATTCTGGCGGGCGTGTCCTGGGCTCAGCAGATCCAAATGTTCGAGGAGGCTGCCGGCGTCGATCGGGAGCGCACGAACCTATTCCATATCGGCGTGGAGCCAATCGGCAAGATCAGCGCCCCACGCATCAACCTGCTGGCCACAGAGGCGTCCTACAGCAGCGTTCAATTGGGGTGGGAGCCGGTCAAGATCGGTTCCGGTTTCAGCCAGGGCGCTACCGGCGCCGAAGCGGTGGAGTTACGCCTGGTGTGCTACGACGTGGCCGGGGAAATCAAGACTTGGTTTGACCAGCTCAAGGCCACCGTAGCGCGCCCGGATGGCACCTACGGCCTGCCCACCGACTACGCCAACGTTATCACCGTGACCCATGGGGCGGTGATGGAAGGCTACGGCTATTCCAACAGCTGGGCCATGGTGCCCGGTTCCTGTGAAGTGAACCTGGCGCGCAGCACCGACGACTTCACCGCCTTGAACCTCACATTCATTGAATTCGACTCTTTCGGTAGCCTATGAAGTACATCGCCCCGGTAAACACCAATCGCATTTCTGTCGAGCTGACAGAGATAGATATCGACCATTCAGAAGCGGTATGCGCGATCCCTGTGCAGTACGAGCAGCGCACTGCAACGGAATTGCTCAAGGGCATCATTCGCCCGATCGAGCGCGCTGGCGCCATTGCAGACCCGCGTATGTGGTCGGTGAGCGAGCGCATGTATGTCATCGCCGTCTACATGAGCGCCACCCGCGACGATGGGCCTGACTTCCCGATCGGCAAAGGCAAGTTCAGTGATTACATCCTGGACGGCACCGATTACGTGGCTGAAGTGCCTTTTCAGTGCAACGGTGAATCGCTGATCTACAGCCCGCTCCTTGGGTACCAGGCCGAGATTATCGAGACGCTAATTGAGGGCGGTACCTTCTCGAAAACCTCCTATAGCTGGTGGAAAGCCTGCATTGCCGCCTGTGTCCGCGGAGCTGATGAGGAGCCAACCCCCTACATCGACGACGGCCAATACGAAACCGCGTTGGTCGAGCGAATCCATGCCGCCGGCAAGCTGAAGAACTCCCAATTTGCCGACTTGTTTGACGAATACCTGGTTGCCGCCCAGCGCGGCGCACACATGGTTTACGCCATTACCAACGTGCACGGGGTGCTGGCCGCCCAGGTAAGCGAGCCTGACGCTGAAAAGGGGGTGCCGGAGCTTGCACCGGCCCGATTTCCTGCCTTATCCGCAGTCAGCATACGAGCGCGTCAAATTATGGGAGTCCTATAACGACGTGCGTGCGGAGCTGGCGCTGTACTTCGGCCAAGACCTGATCCAGTGCGGAAAGCTGACGTATTCGAGGGTGAAAAAGCTGTTTGACAGTAAGCCCTTCGACAACTGGCGCCAGGGGCGCGAGAACGAAGGCAAGGCCCGCGTGGCCGAGATATCGCGCCTGGACGCCATCATCAAGTCAATCGGAAACCTGACCCACCTGACCGCCGATATTGCCCGTAAACGGGGCTGAAAGGCGCAAACCCACGGACTTTGGCCCGCGCGCATGCGGAGACAATGACGGTATCAAACCATGAATATTCGGGGCGCCAAGATGGCCGCGGAAGCGAAACGACTCATTGATCACCCGGCTGCAAAGTGGCTGCTTGGCGCAACCCAGGCGTTGGCCGTGGCAATCATCATGGGGCTCGGTAGCAGTGCTATCGACAAGCTCAACAGCATCCTCACAGCGATCAACGCATTCGGCAAAGACCTGGCCTTGCTGCAACAACAGGTGAACCTCAACACCAGCGGGCTCAGCACCAACAAGGCCGACGTAGACATGCTGAAAGCCAACGTATTACGCCTGGATATGCGTGTTGAGCAACTGGAGCGGGAGGACCGCAAGAGTGGGCACTAAACGGGTAAAGGGCTGGGTGCAAAGGCTCAAGCCCTACAACACCCACCTGATTTGTCTGGGGTTTGGCCTGGACGGCGTGGTGGTGTGGTGGGCCTACATGGACGGCCAATTGCCGCCGGCGATGTATGGCGCGATCACCGGCCTGATCAAGGTTGCGAACCTGGGCATCCACTTTGTGAACAAGACCATCAGCGAGGAAATCGACGGTGACGACAGTGAAGCCGACACAGAAGCAAGCTGAGGCGTCCATTCGCCGGGTGGGGACCAAGCGCCAGGTTAAAGCCCTGGTGCTGGCCATCGCGCTGGGTGCGGCGGTCAAGGAGGGCATCAGCCTAACGGTGTACGACGACGGCCTGGGCATCCCGACAACCTGCTTTGGCCAGACCGGCAAGGACGTGAAGTTTGGCCAGGCGCCGCGCGAGCTGGACGCCTGCAGTGATGCCCTGCTGGCGCGGATCGACGCCAGCATTGACCACCTGGACAAGCGAATTGGCGCCATCCGCACGCCCACAGGGACTATCACCTTCAGCCAGCTCACCGCCGGCGAGCAGGAAGGCCTCCTGTCAATTTATGACAATGTTGGCGACGGCAAGTATGGGGTGAAAGACGGTTTCTTTGCCCAGAAGAAAGCCGATCGCGTGAGCATCATCGTCACACGGCTGCGCGCCGGCGACCGCTGGGGCGCGTGCATGGGCATTCTGGACTGGAAATTTCCGGAGTGGCGCGGCATCCAGAAGCGGCGCCAGAACGAAAGTGCGACCAAATGAACCCAGTGATTGCACTCACCCTGGCAGCAATGCTGGCGATCATCGGGCACGAAGTGTACCAGTCTGGCCGGGAGGCCCAGGCCAAGGACGATGCGCAGACCATCAGCGACATGACCGACGCCAGGGACACCGCCAAAGGGAATGCCGAGCGCCTTGAGCTGGAGCTGACGGACGCGAACGCCAAGGTTCGCCAGTTCGAGGCTGACCAGAAAGAGGCCCAGGCGAAAAAAGCCACCCTGCAGGAGCTGGCCAAGGTCGAGGCGGGGAAGGGTACCAAGCGAGTGAACGCCGCCAACGCTGTCATAACCAACACCGACGACGTGCTGCGCGCGTATTGGGAGTCGTATGGGCAATAGATCGATATTATTGTTGGCGGGCTTGCTCGCCCTGGCGGGATGTAGCGCCGCGCCCCCAGTGCCGAAAGTGCCGGAGGTGCGGGTGGTAGAGAAGTTGGTACCGCAACGCTGCATTGATCCGGCTGACGTGCCAGTCGCGCCAGTGTATCGGACCGGTACCGGGCCCTATGTCCCGGTTGAATCCCCGAAAGTCCTGGCGGCCGACTTCGAGGCCGCCAAGGCTTACATCGGTGAGCTGGAAGCCCTGCTACCGCCGTGCCTACGCTTGCCGGCGCCGAATCCAACACGCGATTCAACCACCGCCGGCGCCTTGCGCGGCACCGTGGCGAACTGACCCCAATCGGCCATCAGCAGGCGGCGTTTCTCGAACTGCGTACCACGCATGTAGCGCTTGGTGGTTGCAGTGCCGACAACGTGTGACAGCGCCTGCTCACACACTTCCGATTCGTGCTTTGTTTCTTCCTGTGCCCAGGTGCGAAACGTCGAACGGAAGCCGTGCGGGGTGCAATCCAGGCCCATCTTTTTCAGCAGGCGGCGCAACGAGTTGTCAGCCATCAGCTTGTCAATTTGACGACCTGGGAAAATCAGCTCGCTTTGCCCGCGGGTGCTTACATCCTTGAGGATGGCCATCGCTTCATCACTGAGCGGAATGGTGTGCTCCTCGCGGTTTTTCATGCGGTCTGCAGGGATGGTCCACGACTGTCTTTCATAGTCGATTTCATCCCAGCGGGCGCCCATGGCTTCGTTGGTCCGTGTGCCGGTCAGAATGAGGAACTGCAAGCAGCGCGCCGCGCGGCCGTCCTCGTTTTCAAGCCGTAGCCAGAAGGCTGGCAATTCACGGTAATTCATTCCATCGAGCGGCACCGGTACTGGGTAGCCGCGATCGAGCAAGTTTTGTAGGTGGCCACGCCACCGCGCCGGGTTGTCACCATCACGGTGCCCGAGCGTTTTTTCTGCATCCAGGATCTGCTCAAGTCGGTTGCGAATGCGTCGAGCAGTTTCAGGGATTTCACGCCATAGATCGGTAAGAACGAGCAGCATATCGTCCGTGTCCACCACGCTGACTGGCTTCTGGCCGATCTTTGGGTAGACGTGCATTTCTAGCGATCTTTCCCACTGACGGGCGTGAACATGCGTCCAGCTCAGGCGATAGCGCTCGATATAGGAGCGTGCGGCCTCTTCAAGAGTGACCGGTTTCGCCGCTTGAACAGCCTTGTCATCAAGTGGATCAATGCCTTGGGCAATAAGCGCTTTGAGCTCTGCGACCTTTTTGCGCGCATCCATAACGGATACTTCGGGAAAGGAGCCAAGCCCTTTGTCACGTCGCTTGCCATTTAATTGGTAGCGTAATACCCAGTTCTTACTAAGGGTTTCGGTTACGTTGAGGAATAACCCGTTTTTGTCCTGGTAGCGGCCAGGCGTGGTTATGTTCGGGATAACCTTTTGACTAAGGGACATGGTTCATCTGCCTTTATGCGTTTGTGTGTTGCGACGTGTCTTGAGGCATTCCGTGTCATGTGGGTGTTCCAGAAATTGCAGTTGTTAGACGTCAGTAATTTTAAAAAGCGCAGGGATTTGGTACCCAAACCGCCGCAGATTGTGCCAGTTGTTCCGAGGATATTATATCCCCGGTATTTTTCGGCCCAGCCCCCACACTACGGGGCTTTTAGGCCTTTGTTACGGACGGAAACCCACACACTACCCCACAACCGTCGTAGTACTGTTTGTAGAGTGTGAAGCGAGAAGGTTCCAGAGGGAAGTAGTAAATCCGACGAAAGGTATATATTTATCCCTTAATTGACGTTCCTTACGCTCTGTAGGTACGTCAAATAGCCGTCGGCGCCCCCAAATGTTTCAATCATGCTTTCAACATGACGTTTCTCAGCGGCCAAGCGGTTGCTATGTCTCGCGCTTTGTAGCTGCACCTGGCGCTCTTGAGCAGTGGCTATCATATTGCCAATCTCAACCGGCACACGGTACCCGGCAATTGTTACCGTGATCATTACCATCAGCCCGAGCACCAGTCGAATACGCGCCGCTATTCTCATAACGTCGCTGCGCTTCAATTCTTCAAGGGCCAGGTTCTGCAAGCCGGATCTGACTACCACGTTCGCCGGGTGCTGAGTGCTGTACAGGAATACCATGCAACCGGCGGCAATTAACAATGAAATCGAGTACATGATTTTTACCCTTTAAAGTCGAATTGGATAAGCCAGCACCAGGGGGCGGTATTGGCGGGAGCGTCGGGCATTGCCTGGGCCCAGTAGTCGAGGAATGCCGCTTTGTTTCGGTACCCGCTGGCGCGGCACTGCTGAGTGGTGAGCAGGTCCAAGCGAGTGATGGCCATCCGGCGAACGATGGCCGTGCCGAAGCGCACAAGTTTCTGTGATGGGGTGTCCTGCAGTAGGTCGAACGCGCAACCAGGCATGATCGGGGCGATATCGCGGGCGATGATCCCCATGCTGTAGGCCAGGCGCACGGCCGCCACCAGCGACTGCCCGTCAGCCTCATACAGTCCCAGTTCTGCCAGCTCTACTGGATTGATACGCGGCTGATACTGGAACGGCACCACCACCAGGCGAGCATCACCGGCCTGTACTTTCGCGCCGATCGCGGCGGAAAAGATGATTTTTTTCAGTGTGAAATCAAGTAGTTGCGTGTCGATTGGTGCGCGCATTAGCTGCTGACCAGGGTGAAGTGCACGGAGTCTGGCGCCGCGTTGTACTCGGCACGGAATTGCCTCTGCAGTTCACCCACGATGGCGAACACAGCCGCTTTTGCTTCCTGGTAGTTCAAACGGTGGCGCTTTGGCGTGGACCATGGCGACTCCATCGCGTTGCCGGCGGTATCCTTGAGCATGATCAATGCCGTCCACGCTACGCGCTTTTTGGGTAGTCCTGCCTTGGTTTGACCCAGCGGTCTACCCTTGGAGCCCTCAAATCGGACGTGCGTACCATCAAAGATGATTTTCATCGGGTGGTTCCTTGCTTATCGGAGGTAAGCGCTTGATAATCCACGTCCCTCCTTAGTGTTTCTGGCTGAAACTGTTGGGGAAGGGAAAAACCGCGCGCCTTTGGGTTCGCGGTTTTTTTGTGCCTGCGATTTGGTCAGATGCCTTGCGGTACGTCCTCGCCGCCCAGCGCCGCCACAAGTGCCGGGAGGAAATTCGCGAAGGTGAGCATCATCAGGGTGAAACTCGCATCCAGTTGGCCTAGTTCGTCGTCGCCGCCGTCCTGTTCCGCCTGGTCCTGTAGCAGGGCTTCGAACTTCAGGCGCTTGATCACCATTTGGTCGTCAAGCACAAATGACAGCTTGTCTTGCCAGGCGAGGGATAGCTGTGTGGCCACTTTTCCGGCGCTCAAGTGTTGTTGGATTTCGTCGCTGGTCAGATCCTGGCGTTTACAACGCACAAAGCCGCCGTCTTCGTGGGTG